GTCTTGCGCCGATTAAAAACGCTATCGCGATAAGGGGGATACCACCCCTCTCGAGTCAACTTCAAATCTTTTTTTCTTTTCTTTTTCGCCGTGACGAGCGCGATGGCATTCACGACATAAAGAAATTAAATTCTTTTCGTTAAGAGTTATATTCGAATCATCTATATTACCAGGCGTAATTGGTATAATGTGGTGCACTTCTTCCATAGGCACATACAGTCCACGCTTTAAACAATCTTGGCATAACCCTTTATCTCTACTATATATATAAGCTCTCATTTTTAACCAACGAGTGCTTTTATAAAATTTCTCGGCGTATTTTTTCATTTTCAAAATTAAGAGACGGCGGAGCATGAGAAGATCTAAATATGGCATTTTTAGACTCGAGGTTTAACACGCCGTCTCGCGTAAAAGATAGTCAGGGAATATCTATTACCATATAAACCTCAATATCACATTATCACCTTTTTTTATTTGCCATTGGCAATATTATTTATACTCGATATTGATTTTTGATTCTAAATGTTCGAGAAATTTTCCATAAATATAATTCTGTATCATCATCAAGACTTTCCAATAACCTTTTAATCATTATTCTTTTCCTTTTCTCCTTTTGAGACTCTCTAATTTTTCTATAATCTCTTTATTATTTTTTTTAATGTTTTCAAGGCTTCGTTTAGTTGTATCATTAATACATTCGCTATATCCTTCAACTTTTCCAATGAATATTCCTAAATAAAACGCTCCACCCATTCCGACAGCTATTATTAATATCACTATTAGTAAATCATTCATTCCTACTTACCATTCCTCCAGATCATACGCAATCCGTTTAAATCCTCTATCGATGATATATCCTACCGAACGTCTCGAATAGTTATACTCTTCTGCTATTTCCGAATGGCTTTTGAATTGGAAGTAATGAGCGATAATAAATATACGCTCCATTCCAATTGTTTTATCAGCCAATAAGACTAGGTAATCAATATGTTTATCTACTTCCGCGATTTGCTTTTCGATTAGATCTTTTCTTTCGATTAGATCTAATTTCTTATATTCCAGCGCCTTCTGATCTCGTAGAATTTTAATATTATTTGCAACATAGTTTATTCCTTTAAGCTCGTAAAGTTCCTCTTCGAGAGTTTTAAGTTTCTCGGTTAATTCTTTCTTTTTGCGAATCCACAAGCGGTACTTCTCAAATTCTATTTTCACAAATTCATTATCTACCATCAGTCCAGCCAACCTCTCTTAACCATTTGTTAATATGTTTCATTTGATACTTATTACAATCTTCGTTCATATCTTGATACGCTTGTATCATTACTCCGCCTCTAACTTCAATCGCTACTTCCAATTTATCGCCGACGAGCATTTTAAATAAAGCAGTTCGCTTTAAAGCGTATCTCTCGATATATTGCGCTATGCAATTATGTAGATCCGAGCCACATTTGATAATCTCTTCTGGAGTTTCAAAAGGTAATATATGTACTTTGCCGTTGATATATTCATATTGAATATAGTTATCGAAGTTCTTCTTTATTGATTCCGCGTATATACTATTGTCTCGAATTTTAATTAAATCGCTTAACTCTCTATGCTTTGATTGAAAGTCTTTCGGCTTATCTAACTTTAGGCCCAATAAGTCGCATTGGTCGGCATAGTCTAAATATTGCGTTAACGGAATATTATTTCTAGCTAAATAATCAAGATGGAATATATTTAAACGATTCATTCTTCCATTAATGAAATACGGTCTAGGCCAATCGTACATGTACTTCTTATATTTGTTAACTTCCTCCCAAGTTTTCAAATTGAAGATTAATATATAAACGATTTGATTAATATTGTAAATCCCATCTTGTATAAGTTTTCTTTGATTACTCTTAATATCTTTCGACTCAATTTCTAACTCTTCTAAAATGTTTTCGTAATACTGTTTCTTTGGAGTATGTGCGCTACGTTCGATATCATCGATATGAATATAATATCCAGTCCGTCCGAAATAAGTATCATACCTGCACTCTTTAAAGAATTTTTCACTTTCGGCTTTATAAAGTCGATAGCCGATTCCAGCTACTACTCCTTTTCGCCACGCTTTAATACGCTTAGTATCATCGCTGTACAATACCATCTCGCACGTAGTCAATTTCGGCTCGCTTCCGAATTTCCATTTTCCTATAATCCAGAATCCATAATCCTCTACCTTTCCTTTTGGAAATGATATATAGCCGGCTTTTTCCATTTCTTTCTTAGTTCCCATTTCGACATGATCGAAACAAGACGGGCATACTCGAGCAGATCTAATCTGTTTAAATTCTTCAGAAGTAACCGTTTTATACGTATTACAATTGAAACAATACGTACGATATTTTCCACTTTTCAATCGTTTATATATGAACTTCTCATTATATGAAAAGAGAGCGAGAGCTAGCGCTCTCTTTTCTTCTTTAGAAGGTTTGTAAGTTTTCAAATAACGATATTTGTTTCGATTGGCCATCTTTAACCTCTTCTTTTGGTGCTGGAGCTTCTTTAACTTCTTCATTCGATTTATTGTTCAAATACTCAACGATTATACTTTTCACTTCCTCATCGCTGAGGCATGCAACATGATTAATCGCCTTTTCTTTGGCGCGATTATTAATTTCTTCAACGATGGATTCGATATCATCGCTTTTTAAATTCTCTTCAATAATCACTTTATTAATAAACTCTTTTAGATTCACGATATAACCCTCTCAATAATTACTATTGGCGACGTGCCTTTCTCTATGATTGATTTACGTATAGTAAATTTGCAATTAAACATTATTTCGTAATACTTGATCAACGTTTCTTCGCTGTAATATTTAAGTACTTTAGCAGGAATAAGACTATTCCCGTATTCTTTAATATTTCTACTTATCCACTTCGGAATCTTGTACATTATCGCTAATCCATTCTTTCAATAATTGATACGTATATACGCTCGCGATCATTAATACGTAGACCATAATTACAGCGAATACGAGCATTATTACGATAAAACTAAATTCAATAAACGCCATCTGCTACCTCTTTACGTGCTTCGCGCTGCTTTCTAAATACTCTTCACAATTCTTTTGTCGTTTATATTCGTTCTATAACTTTTGGATCTGTTTTAAATATTTATTTTGCTCTTGTAAATTACGAGCGCAACTCATCGCATAATATAAGAACGATTTTTCTTTTTCATAGAATGCCTCGGTAAACATTTATTTTTCCTCCTCAAGTTTAACTATCGTAAATTGAACTTTCATTTTGACTGCTATTTTAGATTCCTCGTCAACGTCGATAATATCCATATCTTGTAATTTTCTAGGATACGTATACTCCAGATACTCTCGAATAATTCCTTTGTTCTGGAATACAATATTTCTTATTTCTTCGAATACATTTATTACTTGTTTAAACATTTTCACCTCTTATAATGAGTTAACAGAAACATAGTTACGTTAACTCTTAATGAATACTCGATAATTGATATAAAGCCTTTATTTATCGCTTTATATGACTTTTATTACTTACTTTTAGTTAACATAAGGTATTATGTTAATTTTCTTCTAAATTCAGTAGGTATTTAGGATTAGAAATGATAAACATTTTATGGCCATCGCTTAGGCATTTTATCAATCTATACATTTCGGCTTTCGCTTGATCGTCTGTATCATACTCGCCTATCGTCTCTTCGTAGATATCTCCATCTTTCATAATATTTAGCGATTTATTGCGTACGGTTAGATACTTAATTTCGTTTTCTTCTAAATTAATCGCTTTATTGCGCTCTTGATTTAAAATAAACATTATTTGTCCTCCAATAATCGATAGATTCCGTAAGTAGATTTATAACCATACTTATTAACGAACGGCTTATCCTCGCGCTCTATTACGTATCCTTGTTTCCGTAAAAAACAAATATTATTCTCTACTCGGTTAATTCCTAGCTTGTCGCTAGCTTCTTTAACCGTTAAACCTTTTTTCTTATGATTACGTAAATAATTTAATACGACTTGATTATGAGTTTTCTTTTCCATCTTTAAATCCTCCTATTACTCATATTTAGTAATATATGCAATCTGGCTACGTGCTTCGTCTACTTCGTTAGCCTCTAAGCATATATATTTCATTGTCTCTTCGGCGCTGTTATGCATTAGTAGGGATTGCACTAATAACAAATCGTGAGTCTCTTCCCACTTCCAACGGCCGTATGATTTTCTCAAGGAATGGCACCCTACCGGATATTCTATTCTTGCTTCCTTGGCCAATTGCTTTATGAACTTCCAACAATTCTCTCTCGTCATTGGTAAATTATTAGATCTTGACGTTTGAAACATGAACTCATTTAATCCAATGTCGAAAGTATCGATATACTTTTTGATTATTTGATATACTTTATCGTTAAGCGTGAATTGCTGGCGCTTGCGTGTTTTATGCTCGGTAACTGTATACTTTCCTCCTGCATAATCACGCGGTATTTGCTCTAAAATCGTAGTAATTCGATTCCCAGTATTTACTCCAACCATCAATATTACGTAGTTTCTATACCATCTGTAATACGCGCTTTCGCTTTTAGCTTTATCTCTCTTGACTAAGCACAATCTAACCATCTCTTCGAAATCGTCTCTTTCGATTGGCTTTACAATTTCTCTTCCGTGCTTAGTTAGAGTCTTTCTCTCGTATTTGTTTTTTCCGTAATACTTGTGATCAAATCTTTTAATCGTTCTTACCATCGCTTACCTCCGATAAATATAAATTCGTTATTGTTTTTCTTAGGTAGCCTTCTTGATTCAATACATTTAACGGGAATACTTCATCGCCGAATGGATCAATCATTCTTAACGAAATTTGGTATATTTCCTTAAGGTTGTTTTCTTCCATCGCAAATTCTTTAACTTCGCCATCTAAAGAATTAATGACGTTTTTAATCAACGTTTCTATCGGTTTTAACTTTTTACTATCGCCGTATAACTCAGAGTAGATATTTCGATACTTTTTGAGAAAGTCTCTTATATTATCATCATCTTTCTCTTCTCTTCTCTTCTCTTCTCTTCGTTTTTGAATTGTTGCATTTTTGAACTTTTTTGTAACAATTTTAAGATTTTTGCAACATTTCTCTGGATTTGGGCACATTAAAAGATTTTTTTCGATTTCAACGGTTGATCGAGAACGTGCTTTTAAATATCTTTCTTGTATTTGAGACGACGTTAACACTCCGAATTGTTTATATTTCTCCGAAGAGAACAACCCACGGCGCAAACATTCCCTCACGACGTTATCTAACTTTGACCTTTCCCAGTGCAACTCGTTATTACAGAACAAGCTAGACGTATCTTCGTCCCATAGGATATAGTAGCCGTTTTCCCTGTAACACTTCTGCCATAGCATGATCAGAGCCAATAAGCCGGCGTTTCCGAACTTCGCTCGAATAACTTCGACGTCGGAATCAAAAGTTGTATTGAGCAAGAAAGCGTCTAAACCTTTTTTAGCCACTTTCTAACCTCCTTATTTTTTCTTTGGATAAATCAGATCATAAGATTTACATTTCGGACAAATCCAATCTTTCTCGGTTTTTTTGTTCGCTTGATTCACCCTAATTTTGCATTCAAAATTTATTTCGAGATTTTCATAGCCACAATTGGCACATTTAACCAATGTATTAAATGGCGTAGCTTCATATTGACTCATTCTTCCTCGTCCTCGTATACGTATTCGTCCTCGTAAGGCCCGATTAGAATTTTTGAGAATACATAGATAAGAGCGATAACCATTAAATTCTCTATTACCATCTGTTTTACTTCCTTCCTAATATTTGGTAGAATATTAAGGAAGATTATTTATATCTTCCTGGATTGTGAATCGGTTATTCGCGTTGCTGAGTGGAATAAGCCGATTCTTTTTATATTCATACCAACGATTTCTATTTTCTTTTTACTAGATAAATCCAATCCAGCGGTTAATTCCATAAACTCTTTTAACTCGTCCTCAGTTGTAATAAACCCTTTTCCGAGTTTGCGAGCCTTTAATAATTGATTTTCTCTTAACCATTGGATCTTCGACCGATTAACTTTTAGAAGTTTACATAAATCGCTAGTTGTGTAAATTTCCATCACCTCGCCACCCCTCTAATTTTTGGATTGCTTAATAACTTTCAATCCTTCTTTAATTACCATTCGGTAAATTTCGGCGTAGCTTTTATCGTAATACTTCTTTTTTAGTTTTTGGATTTCATCTCTAATTTCAGGAGTTATTACGATATTTGCTCTAATTAAATTATCCATTTTTGCTCCTTTCTTTTATCGTTAAGTGTACCTGCACACCTAAACACTAAAATTATACTATTACATAGTGTTTCACTTGTCAAATGTTTATTTGTGTAAAAGTTTCTCGTTTGCTAAAATGTAAGTAAAGCGAGGTGATAATATGGCAACCGAAAAACCAAGAGCAATGATAACTTTAGACGAGGAATTATTCGAGCAAATAGAGGATTTTAGATATAAAAATAGATATCCTAATCGCTCGATGGCAATTAATGCTTTATTGGAAGCTGGAATACAAGCATTAAAAGACAAGGAAGATACAACCCCTAAGAAGCCTAAACGTAAGAAAAGAAGTAACAAGAAATGAAAAAAGAAAAGTATATTACCGAAAAAACGACAAGCTCCGGAAGGAAATATTTACAAGTATCCATCAAATATAGAGATATTGACGGCACGCGCCACGTAAAGAACGGAGGTAACTTTTACTTCGACCAATACGAAACGCCTAGCGATTGTTTAATGAGCGCTGTTTTAGTTCGCGATGAATTACGTAAACAAATCTCTCTCGGTAATGTGATCAAGACAACTCCTACTATAAAAGAGTTGTATAATAATCGAATCAAATATTACCAATTATCAAAGAATACTTTATCTAAACAAGATACAGTTTATAGACATTCATTAATTAATATCGAGAATACGCCTATTACTAAAGTAACCGCGAGCGTATTACAAGAATTGATTAACAATTATATTGAGACTCATTCAAGAGACCAAGCATTACGTTTACGCTCCATCATTAAACAAATCTACCGTACCGCCATCATCGAAGGAATTAACGTTCCTATGTTATCCGAAGTACTTACAGTTCCTAATTCAAAATTAATAATCAAACGTAGAGAAGTTGACGTTACTTTGGAAGAGTTTTATTTATTCCTGAAAGTTTTAGAGGAATATAACGGAGCAGATCATAAAGCAAGGTACCATTGCGAAATAATACGTAGCGCTTTAATGGTAATGCTTTATACTGGATTACGGCCACAAGAGGTATACGCGCTTACTTCCGATGATATCGACTTAAAAAATAAAACTATTAATGTTAATAAAAGAATAGGAAGTACCAGTTCTAAAAAATGTACTTTAATTTCGACTAAAACAAAAGAAAGCGAAGCGAAAATCCCTTTACCTGATGATTTACTCCCAGAAATTGAAATTGCTCTTAAACGAGCTAAAAACGGCCTTTTATTTGGTACGATAGATGGTGAGATATACGATTCTAATTTCATAACTTCGTATATTACGAGAGTTAGTTATAAATGCCAAAAAATATATGGATTCAAATTTAACCAATATCGCTTACGCCATCTATTCGCTCATAACTTATTTAGATCTGGAGCACAACCAAAAGTTATTCAAGCTCTATTACGTCATGCCTCAATCGATATGAGCGTATATTATGATTACGTAAATTTAAAAGAACTATCGGAGGCAGTAAACAAAGTGCCGACAAAGTGCCGACAATTTTATGTTAATAATGGTACAGCAGAGATACACAAAGAAAATAAAAACACGCTTAAATCGTGATAAATACGCGCTTTTTAGCATGATGGCGCATATTGAATACACGTAATACGTAGCGTTCACTCGCTCCATGAGTGATTACAAATATCCGCATAAGTAAGCCTTATACGGATATTTTTTATTAAATGTGCCGACAAAAGTACCGACATTTTTAGCAAATACAAAAAAAGAGGATAGAAAATCTATCCTCTTTTTTTACCTATGTTTCAGCAATACCCAAGCAAGTATTCTCTTCGCAACTTTATCTTGTGTACCCATGCAAGTAAATCGTACTGATAGTTCCTTCTGGCCATTTCCAGTGAATTGGCAAACCGGCCATACATTTAGTCGGTTACCACCACTTACCGAGTCAAACACTTCATACGCAATCATTCCAACAATTTGATATGACGCGCCTTCATCTGCGCCAATGTTAAAGACCATTTTTGGAATTTGTGTATTTGAAATGTCTTTTGTGCATACTGGAATAGTTATACCGTCCGGCCAAGAACTACTCCATTGTTTCACTCTGAACGGCTCTCCGCTTTTTTCGTATACTTCATTTAAAGCGTTTACTAAACTTGTTTTATCATCTGTAGTTAATAAAGATAAATCACCAAGTTCATTTGCATTAGGTGTGTCTATATCAAATACCACTTCTTGTAGCGTATTGTCCCATGCCAAAAACTTTAATCTATCTTTATCACTTACTTTAGAAATAGTTAATGAATTATCATGCACCCCATTAACATTGTGAGCCTGTAAAGAGTATTGCGTTTTCGTGATAGCATAAATATAATTTGGAATTTGTACTGTCTTATCGATGATAGGTAGTTCCGCATTTCCTAATTTGATTTTATCAATCGTTACAGAATCATCAATATAAGATTTAATCACTTTGTTTTGTACTGGATTAGTACTTGTATCGGAAATAGTAGTGTCGATTTTAGGGATATCATTTACGCTCGCTAACTTCATCCAATCAACATTAAATGCCCATTGATTTGGTGCATTCAAATAAATTACTGCATAATACCCATCAATTGAATATACTCCAAACTGAATATAAGTAGTATCAACCCTATATGTTATCGCTTGTATAAGTATGGTTGCTCCACTTTTAACATAAGAAATAAGAATAGTTTTACCGGCATTAATTGCATCAAAAACTTCTTGGTATGTAGTTGCTCCATATATCGCAATGAACACACTACTTCCAATGGTCAACCTTCCTGTCAACAGTGTTCCACTTCTATCGTATGCAGTGACACCACTCAAAAGTTCATCTGATGATTGCAAAGTACTATCTGTCAAATCAATAAGAGTTTGGTCACCATATACAACTTTATTCGTTGCCATTCTGAATCACCTCTTATGGTGCGACTGTTCCAATCGTGACAGTTGTTCCGTATGCGTTAGGAGTTTCACTATACGCGATAGCTTCAACTGTAACTTGTGATAAATAGTCGTAATTAGCGTCTGGAAGGATTACTTGAGCTGTCGTATATGGAGTCGCTGTTTTAGCTTGCGCTGTTACCCCTTCTCCAGTATAAGTTCCGGTAACTCCTAACATAACTACGCCATCTTTAATATTTTCAGCGATGATTTTAGCTTGCTCTGTACTATCAATTTGTACAGTACCGCTTCCGTCATGGAATCCACTTGGAATAGATACTACTTGCGATTTGGTAGTAATAACTTCATCGATAGCGCCATTATTAGCCATCGTACCGGTTATTTTATTTCCGTTTACGTATGCTGTTTTAGTTGCCAATATTTCAGAAGCCGTAGCGTCAGCGTCCGAAGTATCTGCATTATATGTACAAGTACCGGTAATTATTTCTCCATGTCGATCGTGAGCAGTAAAACCCTCTAATAGATTAGAAGTTTCTACTGTATCCGAAGTTAAATCAATTAATGTTTCTCCACCATAAATAATTTTATTTTTAGCCATATATAATACCTCCTAACTGGCAATCGTAACTGTAGTTCCGTAAACGTTGCTCGTTTCCGCGTACGGAATCTCTTTAACTGTTACATCATCTTTCATTAGTTTATTTTTAGTTTCTAAAGTCTGATCAATCGTTTTTGGTATAACCTCATAAGGACCTTTATAAGTATCATGATCAGAACTTCCGATTTTAATATCACCTTTTATAATTAAAACAGAACTTTCTATATTATCACTTAATCTAATATAATTATCCATTTAGCACCTCTTTCGATAACGCTTCGCCAATTTGAATTAAAGAAACACAAGTCGACGAAACAAAGCCATCTTTCATTATTCGAATTTGATATTCCGTCCACTCATTTAAACTAAAAGATTCTAATTGAGTCATAAATATTTCATAAAAGCCAGATTCTGAATTTAATTTAATCGTTCCGTTAGATAACAGATATCTATTACAGCCGAAAATAAATTCTATTTCATCTGGCGCAAAATCAACTAAAGAAATATCATTAACGGTATAATTTAATTGAATGATATAAGCGTCTCCATTATGAGTCATATGTTTCCGCCTCCTCAATAGGTATATCAGTTTCGATATATTCTCTTTGTTCTGATATCGGATCTATAGCGTCTACGTATAAACCCTCTGGGTTTCCACCACTAATATAGAACCCGGAATCGCTATACGTTCTAACAAATACTTCTAAATATTGTTCTTGCACAATCATAACTAAACCTCCACGTAATCACTTATAGGGAAAATATAGTCCGCTCTAGTTGACCAGTTGGTCGCAGACTTATATGACGCAACTAAATTATCTGGAACATAAAATTCACACGTTGATGGAACATTAGTTAAACAACTACTTGCTGTCAAAGGCAATATACTAGTTCCATTGATTAATACTTTTTCTAATTTTTGGCAGTCATAAAATATACCTGTAGAATTAGTTACTTTTTGATAATTGGTATCTGCTTTCCCCATTTTGATAGTCCTCAATGAATATCCTTCTCGAAACATTCCACTCACATTTGTTGCTTCCGAAAAATCGAATGTTCTCAAATCTATATATTTCACGCCCGAATCAAAACCGCTAATTCCCGAATGATAAAACATTGCCGAAAAGTTTGTGACTTTGCTAGTATCAAATGATAATAGCAAATTATCCAACGTTGGAGATAAGCTATTACAATTGCTAAACATGCTATTCATATTAGTAACATTAGAAGTATTTAATCCAGCTAAGCCAATAATATATTTTAATTCCCCACAATTAGCAAACATTGAGTTCATATTATTAACATTTGAAGTGTCAAAATCAGTAAGGTCTATTTGTGTTTGTGCCGAATTAGAGTAAAACATATTTGATAAATTAATACCTTGTACATAGCTGTTGTCTAATTTAATGTGTGTTGCAAGTTTTTCTAAAATCGGCGAATTGCCTGCCGTGATTGAAGTAGGATTTACCCTTTGTGCTAAATATGCACCATTCTGTATTTCTTGCAAATGCGGATATAATTTTTCTGCAATATCAATTCTTGCCCCATCATTAAATAAATATGCTGCATTATTAATTTGCCAATCATCTTCTTTAGAAGTGCCAACCAATCTAGAACCATTTGCGCCATAAAACACTTTTCCCTCCACAACATCGTTTGCAGTTGCGGTTGTATCTGTAATATCCATTAAAGTTGTGCCATCGCTTAATACAACTTTGTTATTAGCCATAAAGCACCTCCTTTTAACCAATTGTAACTGTATATCCACCAGCACTATTTTCAGTATATACTACCGGAATTTTATTAACTGTTACTTGTGATAAGTAATCATAATTTGCGTCAGGAAGTACAATTTGATCCTCGAGAGAAGAAGTTACTGTTTTAGCTTGCGCCGTAACACCCTCTCCCGTATAAGTTCCGGTAACGCCTAACATGACTACACCATCTTTAATATTACCAGCGATGATCTTATCTTTTTCGGTACTATCGATTTGTACAGTTCCACTTCCATCATGGTATCCAACCGGAATCGTTACTACTTGATCTTTAGTTAAAATCGTACCTGAAATAGCTCCGTTATTAGCCATCGTACCAGTTAATTCAACGCCTCTCGCGTATGCTGTTTTTCCGAGTAGAATTTCTCCAGCGATTGCGGTAGCGTCGCTGGTATCTGAGTCGTTAGTATTAGTTCCTGTAATTAATGCTCCTGATTTGTCGTGAGCTGTAACTCCTGTTACTAGATCACTAGCGGTAACTGTATCAGACGTTAAATCAATTAATACAGTGCCATCTGATAAAACTACTTTACTATTATATTCTGCCATTTTCTTATCCTCCTATTGTAACAGTATATCCACCGCCTAAATTTTCGGCTTTTTGAACTGGAATTTCGTTAACTATTACGTCCTTTCTCATATATTTTTCTTTTGTTTCTAATGTTTGATTAATAAATTTCGGCGCTATCTCGTATGGCCCGTTATATATCGGATATTCTCCTCCGCGACCGATATAATTAGCGTCTAGTTTGAAATGAATAATTGTTTTTTCTTGGATTGTAACTGTTTTATTCATTTTCAATCACCTCGTTAATTAGATTCTTAGTAACTTTTAACGTTTCTATATTAGTTCCGAATCGATTTTCTCCAGAAATAATGTTAAGTTGAACTTCTACTGTATCTCCACAACATTTAAAACTCCCAGTTTCTTCTTGTGTTAATATAACTTCAAATACTCCGTCTACAACTTCTGATCGATCAATTCTTTTAACAATCGAATAATAACTACCTTTCATCTTAAACTCGATATAATCAAATTCAATATCTGGCGGATCGATTGTACAAACCAGAGTAGGAGTCGTCCATTTGATCATAGCGCTCCCTCTTTTCTTAAATGTTCTATTTCGCTAGATATGTAGGAATTGCCACCTAGCTTTTGATAATGCTCATATTGTTCGTAAAACCGCTGTTTTGTGAAATCATCGAGCATATTATTATTTTTTGTTTCACGAATGCAAGACACAAGAAAATTTTTCGTAGAGTTAAGATCTATTTTCTCCATTTCAGCCGATAATTTTTTCTCGATTCCATCGATTTTATTATTTGTCGGTAATAATGCCTTATCGATTATCTTTTTCATAGATTCAAGAAGATATTTAACTCCTCCTAAAAAAGCAACGACACAAGTAATAGTCGCTGTGATTTGGCCGATCGTAATATTATCCATTTGTAAAGTCCTCCTTATTTCTTGCTCGTTCGTATCCGATTTTCGATTGCTTCACAACCGATGAAATGAAATCAACTACCGCTTCAACAGTCGCAATAATTGGAATAGTCAGTTTCCAATCCCAAGCGTTCGCTAAAGCTATATAAAGTAATAAAAAGCGAGGTATGATATGTACTAAGAAATTTAGAAAATCATACATTTTATCGCTCATCTTGAATAAGTAATCATCATCAGGAATTACAATTTGCGGTTTATCGTCCATATTACCTCCATCATCTATAACCGGTTTATCTTCGATTGGATCTTCAATCGGTTTATTTACTGGATAAGATTTATAATGCTCCAAACCTACATACGATACGTCGCAATCTAAAGGCGAGCCGTTAATGCCACCCTTTGACGTATACTGTAATAACGTTCCCATATCCGACGTGTCGCGTTGTATAGTGCCGTTATTTGTACCCCAACTCGCAACCCATTTATCGAACATGTCGCAACCTTTAATATATGTGCCGAATACGGATTCGCTCGCATATATTCCGGTATAGTATCCGGCCTCTTGTATCTTGGTACAGAACGTCCGACATACTAAAGAGCATAGCTCTGGAATGAAAGCGCCTCTTTCTTGTTTATAAGAGTCGTTCTCCATATCGAGCCATATTCCGACTTGGATATTCCAATCTTTAACCATATCTAATATATAATTAGCTTCATCGATGGCGTCTTGTTCACTTAAAGCGTAAGTATACATATATACGCCGTAAGGAATCTTCTTTTCTTCACATAGTCGCCTCCATGTATCCGCTTTAGTATCTGGATTCGTTCCCCAGCACGCGCGAATAATTATGAAGTCGTAATCGTCAATATTTAGATCGTAGCCGTTATGCTGCGAAATATCGATTCCATGCATTTTAATTTTTGAAGATGGCGAAGGCTGATCGTCTACTTCTGGATTATATATAAATCCTTGAAAGTGAAGATTGTATCCTTGATTGTAATTTGGATATGTTAGTTTAACTTGTTCCCAGTAAGTACCGCCATAATTTGATTGCGATACAAGGATACTTCCATCTGAATATACCTCTTCAACGATGGCGACGTGGCCTCTATTTTCCCAGCCTCCCGAATAACATAAAACAGCGCCTTTCCGCGCTGTTAGTCCTGTTTCGTATCCGTGATTGGCGTTAAACCATGTACAAGCGTTAGTTCTTGGAAGATTGCAATATGTTTTTCCCGTTTCTTCCATAAATCGCCCGTACGCGTAACCCGTACAATTCGCGAGTACGCTTCCTGTATTATTATTGATTATAATACACAAATTGTAACCGCCGTATTTTTGATTAACATAAAATTTATTATTATATGCTGGCGCGTTTTTTCGCGGTATAAACATATTAAAACCTCCTTATATTAATTAAATTCCATATATATATAGCGGAATCATAGCGCTATTATTAGTAGCGCCAGAAGCGTTCGTGGCGTTATATCCACCGCCAAAAGTTATTCCGGAATCTGTTACGCTGGATATAGAACGGCTTTTCAAATATTGTGAAACTCCACCAACGCAACAACCGCCCCCATATGTAATTCCTTTTATTAGGAAAAATAAATTGCTTATTCTAGCAGGATTTCCCGCCTCTACGGTAAAAACAATCCCAACCATTTTATAAGCAGTTAAGTCAAGTTGAATTGTTCGTGCACTAAAAGGCTCAGTCGGATTAGGATTAGTCCATAGTAGGTTTAATTCTAACCCTCCCCCGCGTCTTAACTCATCGATGAACTCGGCGTCCTCGTCCGACATTAAATGATCTTCCCAGAAATTCGCGTCGCTAGTTAAAGCTGGCGTCTCTGGAGTCCACGTTTTACCTCTTAAATTTGGCATATTTCCTCCTTATACTTTCGCTACTGTATACCATGAATAACCATCGAACGAATATTGTAATACCGAACTTCCGTTATTTTTGAATCTAACTCGAGCATTCGCGTTATTAGGCGAAGTTTGATTAACTACGCCATCGGCCATCGTTGATTTATCCGCGTTAGTTGCTTTAGTTGCGTTCGTGGCGTTTGTAGCGTTTGTAGCGTTTGTCGCATTCGTTGCACTCGTAGCGCTATTAGCCGTTCCTGCTCTTGTCGCATAATCAGCATTAACCGCTTTTTCTACCTTCGGGAAATCGGAAGTATTATCGGATAATTTGCCGAGCACGACATAAGATCCGCTAATTTCTTCGATGATAACTCTATCATTGACGGCCGGAATATAACTTGAAAGAAATTTATAATCCTTTTCGGTTGCTGTTTCTTCGCCATCAATTAGAATACTAACTCCGCCATCTTGCGTATATGATTCGATAGTTCCTAATATCATATAAATTGTTTCCTTTCCGCTCGGTGCTTCATCGTAGACGATACGTCCAATGATAAGCTCCACTCCTTCTCAACAAAAAAACCATTTATTAAATTTGTGTCTAACTGAATATATTCGTCTAAATTATGATTCGGCTCGATCGCACTTTCAAATTCTACACTTTCGGTCGCTTGCGTTGCTTCTAAATACATAGAATCAATATAATTTTTAAGCGTATCATACGAAGCAACATTTCCTAATTGATACTTTTTAACTACTTTATATCCTCGATTTCTAACCGAAATAGCACTTCCTAAATCATTATTAACTCTTTTATACGTTAATACTTCGTCTATATCTGGATTACTTGCGACTCCAATAAGTACGTTAGGTAATTCGTAAATATCAGTAGTTAATTTAATTGGCTTTTTCAAATTAAAAATATTCTTATCTCTATAAACAAAAGACGGAATATTGGTAATTTGCTTTTTCTCGATATGAATATATCCGTTTTGATCGGCGTAAACCTCTTTATAGTTTATTTCATTTAATAAAGTATTGATTATATCGATATATGATTCTCCAACCGCAAATTCGCGCTCAGTCCTCAACGTTAAATTACTCTTATCATAAAGAACGTTAGCGAATCCGCATTGAGTTAATAGCGACATGATTATATCTAAATATCTAGTGCCGGCTGGATAATAAATTCTATCTTCGATGGCACCTTGTTTTAATATCATAGTTTCATCGAAAGCCTCGATATCGTAATATCTAGTAGTATCGCTAATAATCTCAGGATTTGAAATAACCATAAAAACGCCTAGCGGATACTCTTTTCCATCTACAATTAAAACCGGCTGCAATCGGTCGGAAAACATATTAAAATCGCTCGGCTTTGAATATACGTATACAGATTGTAAGAAATATTCGGTGCCGTCGAAATAGTGCGCGCCATCAAAATAAAAACCATCATTTACCTTTTGATAACTTCCCACAATCTCGCTAGAATCTTTATAAATTGAGATTCGCATTGCTCTTTTCACTTGAGAATCGCTTTTGAAATTAATATCGCATTTGCGAGCTTTAATAGTACCGATAGCACTATTATTTCTTAATATATTAATTCTGAAATTATAAATCATAATTTATAGCCTCGTCGTATATAGTACTATTCAAATTGAGAGATACTTCATTACCTAGTCTATGTTCACCTTTGGCAATTCCAGTACAAACAACCCAATCTCGATTACCGTATGTATCGATGAATAATAACGTTTTTCCTAAAATTTCTTCGATATTCTTTCCTCGATAATGAAAATTAATCGTATATCTTCTCGCTTTAAAAGATGAAACGTTAATAATCGAAGTTGGCGCGCCTAAATAACGATTATCGGAGTAGTCTATCTCATAATTAGCGCTTACTCCTAACGGGCTACCGATTCTATATCGAATATCGTATATTTTATTGTTTATCGGATCTATTAATTTTGAATAATTAGTAATATATTCGTAATTCTTAAAAGCTGATATCGCATAATCATTACCAGTAATACCGATTAACTCATATTCCATATATCCGTTAGCGTAGATATCGATATATTGCAATCCATCAATTTTAGCAATTAATACTCCGTTTCGTTTTAAATAGTAATATTGATAGTCTGTATTTGAATCAATTAAAATAAATACTCCAACGTCGCCATCAATGATATTAAAAGATGGCGGATCTATTGATAGAGCAGAAACGCTATATTCTTTAGTTGACCATTCCGAGAATTTGCCGTATACATTTTGAACTCGTAAACGAATAGTATATGCTCCAGCGCTTAAGTATTCATTTACGAAATAACTATTATTAGCTCCTGCTACAATACCACTCGAAAAAGATAAATTATTATTTTCATCTAAAATTTCAAGTTCAAAAGCGGTTTGATTAGTACTATTCCAATTAACAGTAATACGACCATTCCCCGTAATATTAGTAATTTCCGGAGGATTAGGAGGTAAATTATTAATAAAAAATAAAGGAGTACTCCACTCGCTGTAATTATTGTCTAAATTATACGCGCGTACTCGCCAATATAAATCTCCGACAGTTGAAATATTATAATTATATGTCGTGCTCGAAGATAATACATGATTAGCGATTGTTTGCCACGTTTCCGAATCTTCGCTAATTTGAAGATCGAACGCGGTTTGATTATTCCCGTTTGCGTTTATATATTGCCACTCAAAAGAAGTATCGCCATATACGATTACATTATTTGGAGAAATTCCGTTAACTGTAGGTATAGAGTCAATTGTAGATATATTATTAATATTAACTCTTTTAACTGTATTATCATCTAAGGTAATATCAGCGTACGCTTCGTATTCGTTCCCGGTTGTAAAAAACGAGCTAGGAACGGTTACTTTATTTCCAGTAAATGAATAATTTGTATATGTTGAACTATTTGTATTTTTAATGTATAAAACGCCACTTGTTACCGAATATTGAACGTCTATATTATCTATATATCCAACCGAAAACCTTATATCTAAATCGTTATTCGGATTCACATAACCCCCAGAAAAACTAGAGTATACATTAGGAGTCGCCTTTGCGCCATATGAGAAAACGCCAGAAATAGTATTATTATCTAAATAATAAGTAGGAGCGTTCGTATAAAAATTATACGAAGGAGCAATACTAACAGTTTGACTAAATGTTTTCCCATTATAAAAATATCCGCTTTCGCTTTGCAAACTCCCATCAGGAGTAATATACCAATTCCACGTACCAGCTCTTCCGATGGTATTACCTATATTAACAGTAATTGTAGCTCCGGTACGTACATTGTGTTTATATGAGGCGTTTTTTGTTACTTGATCGGAATTAATAGACGCTAAAATATTCCAAGCCATTATTAATTACCTCCCATTCTTTCCAACATTTGAGCATTATTCGACATATCGATTAAATCTTGTAAATCGTTAATGTGATCTACGTTTACGTCGAAATTATAGTTCGTTTGCCCTTTATCATATAAATAGTTTTCCGCCCATTCGTCACGATATAAACTAGCCTTCGAATTATTCTTAGCGTAGTAATCAAAACCACCATTACCGTTATAGAATCCTACGTAATCGTCCGGATTATAATACTTTTCTTCTCCCGGTCTTAACTTTTGGCCATATGTACTCGTAGTCGAATCGAATCGCTCTTGTAATTTCGCTTTATCTTTTGCGTTAGTGTAGTCAGCGAACGCTTTAACCGCTAATCCGAGAGCAGTAACAACCGCTAATATTACGGCTACTAATCCTCCAGTAGTTACAGTTAAAGCGCCGATGGCAGTACTTGCCGTAGTCGCACCAGTAACAGCCGTTCCCGTAACACTTGTAATACCGGCAGTTAATACAGGCAAGAACGAACTAATCGTATTTAAAGCGCTAAAGACTCCACTAATTGTTTTTAAAATGGTGGATAAACTAGCAGTCGCTAATAATATAGTACCGATTAATTTAAGAGTTCCCGAATCTAAATTCGCTACCCATTCAAGAATATTTCCGATATGCGTTACTAACTCTTCCATTAATGGCAATAAAGTTTCGGCTAATTGAGAGCCTACCGAATAAAAGGTAGCTTGCGCTTGTGCTTTGATCTTATCCAAACCATCGTTAAACGCGTTAGCGCCGTCGAGAGCGTCTTGTGAAAGAATCATTCCTGCATTCATAGCCTCTTCGCCTAATGTACGTAGAGCCTCGCCGCCATCATCGATAATTCCTGCTAATTCGTTAGCACTTTTCCCGAACAGATCCATTGCGAGCTGGTCTCTTTCTACTTCGTTAGGAATTAATGATAATGCTTCGATTGTTTCGTAAAAGACGTCTTGTACTGGTCGCATATTTCCTTCTACGTCCGTTACTTTTACTCCCAATTTATCGAAAGCCTCCGTAACACTAGCCGTAGAACTTCCCATATTCTTAGTAAGTTTAGCTCCGGCTTTAACGATGGTATCGATACTTACGTCGATTCGATCGCTTGCGTATTGCCACTTTTGGATCTCTTCAGTAGAAAATCCGGATTGTTTCGACATTGTATTTAAGTCGTCAGCCATCGCTCCAGCTTTAACGGCCATCGCGCCAAGAGCGGTAACTCCAGCTAAAGCAGTAGTACTTAATAATTTTGTTTTATTTGCTAAATTATCAGTAGCAGACGCAATTTTATTAAATGCATTCGGCATTTCTTTTAATTCGTTTCTATATTGTTTTAACGCTTGCTCATTTTCGGCGATTTCTCTTCTTAATGCTTTTTGTTGCTCAATTGTTTTCTCACTATCGCCAGCCTTTTCTAAAGCCTCTAAAGCCTCGCGTTCTTTTTCTAGTTTAATTGTGGTATCGCTGATGGCACTATTTAATAATTCCGTCTTTTGCTTTAAAAGTTCGGTATTCTTTGGATCTAATTTAAGTAATTTATTTACGTCTTTTAAATCCTTTTGCGTTTCACTTAAGGAAGAATTTACTTTCTTTAATGAATCTTGTAATTTAACGGTATTTCCATCGATTTCGATTGTAATACCTTTAATTCGATTACTTGCCATCTACTTTACCTCCTATATTAAAAGTTATCGAAATCCTTTTGCGTAGCGATATAAGGATATTCGTAACTGTCGTTTGCTTTCTCAATAATCATATCCATGATTAATCCCATATCTAATTCGTCGATATCGGCGACCGATAAACCCAATTCAAGCCAACGTAGCATTACTAATCCATCAGTTAAAGGCCTATCGGTCGTTCCTTTATCTACTTTTTTTTTAAATCCGCGAGCGGTATTTGTTGCACTTGCCATAATTCGATTATTTCTGGAAGAATTAACCAAATCGAAAACATATTAAATTCATCTAACCATTCGTCCGGATCAGATGGTATATTATCGTCGGCTTGTTTCGCCATAATGTACGCAACGTTCTCGAAGATCTCGAGACTTGCTCGCTCTAAATTACCACCTTTTTTATACGCTTTAACTAGCGTATCCATGTCGGCGATCATATCTCGCCCAAATTTCGAACGATAACGACGAAGAGTTCCTCCCGTTGCTTTAAAAGGAATCTTCTTACCGTCAATTTCGATTATTTTTTCCATGCTCACTCCCTACCATTCTCTATTCTGGTAATTGAACAGCTGTAAACCAATTAGTATACGCTTCTTTAGTTGTATCAGCAATACGACCTTTAGTAATATAGTCATTTGGTCTTGGAAGCGCGCTAAAATTTAGAGTTTCTGTTACTGGTGTAATAGAAGCCTCTTTAGTCTGAGACGCAACGTCCGGACGACTTGCCGTACAATTATAAAGAACGTGACGAGTTGCTGTTTCGTCACCTTCGAATTGGAATAATAGTGCGAATTGTTTAGCGATGACGTCTGATTTTTCGTAAAGGATTCCGGACGTGGCCTCTAATTCGCCTAGTATATCTTTTCTGAACGATTCCGGCACTAGTGCAGTCTCAAGAGTACCAGTATATCCGTTATTTGCCGTAACCTCAAAATAAGGCATATTATCACCGTACATAGTACTTGTTTCGCCAGAAGCCGTCGCGTTTAAATTGATAGCGCCCGGCCATTTAACCGGAGTACCATATGTAATATTATCATTTTCATCTTTCGTGATTACCGAATAATATACATTTGATAATCCGTATTTAACTTTGTTCGCCATACTTTATTAAAACCTCCATTTCATAAAGTACCTCATACATTCTCTCACTTTCGAGATATGTTTCAGTTTTAGAAAAATAAAAACCATTCTTCGTTAAGATGGCTTCTAATTGTGCTTCGACATCATAATTTTTATTTGCTGTATATAACTCTATATTTAGCGCGTTAACATTAGCGAAGTTAATATTATCAGCTCCGAATCCGTCATTATTTGGAAAATAATAAATAAAATACGGTAAATTAGGAACTGGATTATTTTTATCGTTTTCCGGAAAGAAATAATACGTATACGGTAATTTAATTTCATCAAATATATTATTTAATTCTTGAATCGTCATAATCTTTTTTTCAACTCCGTTTCTACTAAATTAGCGCATATATCATTTACTCCCTCTATATGCGGAAAAGCCTTAACTTGACCATAAGTTCGACCACCTCTTTTAAGTGCATGGCCGAACTCCAAAAGATGAGTTAATCGGTAATGATCTTTATTAAAGACTACAGCTTTAACCGATATATTAGTTTTCGTAATTGATTTAGTCCAAGATCTTCTATAATCACCAGTACGATTTTCAAATTCACCCGTTGACGTTTTACGTAATTCAGCAGTCGCTTTTTTAGCTGTTTCTTCCACAACGTCAGTAATTACTTTTTGCGCTTCGTCTCCGTATTCTTGTAATATATCGTTCATTATTTTAGAAAAGTCGTTCGGTTGTATTCTATTTCCTGCCATCCGCTACACCTTTATTCTTTTCTACATATAATTCGATAGTTTCATTACGCCCTATATATGTACGATATATCGCGTAACGATTACCGTTATACTCCGCTATCTCTTCGCCGTTGTAATCACCGATAAACATTGTAAATTGATATTCTGGATTTAACCCGTTTCGGCCACCTTCAAACCACTCGGACGACGTAACCGATCTAATTTGTACAAATACTTTTTTTCTACGTTCGATCGGTTGTAATACTCCGTATTTATCTTTTTCATAAGAACGCGATATTAAATAAATAACTTTAGATCTATCCATTATCTCGTCTCCAAATCGTATAACCCGTAGCCATGCTTAATTGCGCTTTTTGCTCGTCATACGATTTTTTTAATCTTTCGTATTCGTCCGGTTGGCCAAAGTGCATTTTACAATAAGTAATTATAGCGATAGTAATTATAGAGTCATATTCATCGGGTAATTCTACGCCCGCAATTCCTAAATCACTTTTAGCCGAATTAATTAAATCGATAATTTCATCGTTAAAATCGTTAGTAAGAATACGTAAAGAAAGTTTAACTTTTCTTAACAACGTATCTAGATTATTACAATTACAAGACATATATTACCTCCATAAAGTAAAGCCGGTTTTATTTACCGGCTTTCTTTGTTTCTTTTTTTACGATTTTTTCTTCTACTTGTTTAACTTCTTTAGCTACTTTTTGAACTTCTGCGCAACCGAGCATAATTAATCTATGCGCTTCGGATTCGGCTACTTCAATCTCGCAAGGAAGAGCTAAAACGTGAGTCGCTTTTGTCAGTTTAATCTTCATTTTTAAGCCTTTTTAACTTGAGTTAATTTATTTGGCTCGGTTACTCCGATTCCAGCGAACATACGGGCAACGATCTTAATTAAGTCAGCTTCTGCTTCGCTTGTCTCATCAAATTTAAATTTAACTTCACCGCCATTTGGAAAGTTAGCTTGAACTGCGCGAAGATCTCCGACGATCATATATGTATCTCCAGCGTTAGCAGTTGCATATGCTGGTAATTCAGAAGAAAATAATACGTCTTTTCCATCGAATACATCGCCAACGTTAGTTCCACTTTGTAATTGAAGCGCGCGTAATTCTCCCCAAGTCGCACGATTCATAATAGCGACTACTTCGTCCGCTTCATCGCTCAATAATGCCTCAGCGCTTACAATCGTACCAGCTCCTAGAACTTGAGTTAATACGTTAACAGCTGGTGCTGTTGCACTTGAAACTGCTGGAGAAGCGATGATAGAAGCGATTACGATAGCGCCGGCTTTTTTAACAATGCGATATGCTAATTCATCGTAGATATAATCGAGAAAAGCTTGATCACTGAGATCGTATAATTCATCGCTAATTTTTAGCATTTTCTTGATTGCTTCCGGAATGAGCGTAACAGTTCCAAGAACTAATTTTTCTTCTTCAATTGGTCCAGATCCCTCTACATGAATAACAGCGTCTGTACCTGAAATTTCAAATCCGATTTTAACGTTGCCTTTGAAATATGTACGAGTAACACGGCTCATGATTTGGTCGTTTTCCCATGCTGTACGAATTTTGCTTTCTACAAATTCAGGAACAGGATATGTAGTATCATTTTCTCCGGCTTGAGCTAATCCATTTTCGGATAGAACTTTACGTAATTCTTTATCGTTTTTGTATCCGGATTGTACCCACATACGATAACCGTGGATATATTCATTAGTATTTCGTAATTCTTTTAATTCCATATTTTGTTTCTCCTCCTTTAGATCTTCATTAGAAATAATTTCTTTGGAATTTGATAACGCTTCTTTGATTTCTTTAGAGCGTTCTTCTTTAGCACTCTCGATTTCTAGTTTGCGAGCTTCTAACTCTTTTACTTCACTTTCGAGAGCCTCGATATCAGCGTCGTCCTTTTCGAGTTCTTCTTCGATTTCTTTAGAGCGAGTTTCGATATCTAACATTTGCATGTCTTTTACTTCCATTTATTAGAAGCCTCCTCTCTTAACTTTGATAATCGCGCTTTAAGATCCTCCATCTTTTTCGCTTTCTCTTTTTCGCGCTTTTCAACTTCGAGACGCTCCGCCTCGATACTAGCGATAACTCCTTCGCAATTCTTACGCGCGCTTATTTCGGTAAAGTTATTTTGCGGATAAGATACCGCGCTTACGTCAAATAACTTTCCAATTTTGCGTATAGTACGGATATATTGTTTATCCCCGTCGGGCGTAATATCCGCTTTCGCCACCGTGAATCCGAAAGACATTTTATTTGTGTAACCGCCTCGGATTTCTTCATATAGATTTCTTCCGATTTCGGTACCGCCTAAATTTGCTTTTACTTTTAAGCCGTGCTCGTCGTCGTTTAATTCCATCGTGCCATTTGATAAGCGAGCAAACACTCTCCCTTCGTGGTCGTATTGAAATATAACGTCCGACATATCGGCACCATCGAAAGCCTCTCTGTCTACTTGTTCATTGACTGTAACTACTTCGCCATCGTCTCTCTCGAATGAATATAGATAATATGGCTCGTTAAAAGTCGTTGCGTATCCTTCTACGATTTTGTCGTTGCTCTCGCCATCGTCACCTTCGCGAACTTCTAAAACCATAGAGCGATACTCTCTTCCGTTTTCAATTTTTCTTAATACTTTTTCTAACTCTTTTTCGTTCATTAATAAAACCCTCCATTTCCACGTACTCGATCGGTACTTATTGTTTGATAATCGTTTTTAAGGCTTTCAAATTTGCGAGCTTGTTCTTCATCGGCGACCGTTGTTAAAGAATCGACTTTCTCGTCAACCGGTTTATATTCACCTCGAATAAACGCGACGTCTCCAGCAGGCAATGGAGCATAGTTAAATAGTTCTCTTATTTCATTAACAGTAAGAACGCCTCTATCGCCTAACTCTTTAGCAACCGTTACTTTTTCCGATTGGCTCATGTACTGTAAACGATTCGCGTTTACGTAAACATGATTTCCAAAAGACCTTTCCTTCTCCGTGTAGATTGCACGGCTCATCGCTTCAGAAAGAGCAATCGCGAACGGCTCAATCGCTGAATTAAAAAAGGCGTCTAACTCTTGAGAATTAGCCGTCCCTTGCATAATTTTTTCACTCACGCCGAAGTAATCAAAGACATTGTCTTTAATTAGTTTCATTTGTTGATCATCAACGGTATATGGATTAGCCGTAATTTGCGAAATATTTGAATATGTATTCGGAAATAAAAGTATTCCTGAATTATCGCGTGATAAATTCTCTCTTGTGAAACGTTGTCTTTCTTCCGCTAAATCTTCAGGCGAAGTAAAGTTGTTAACTTGTGCCATAAAGCGATAAGACGCCGAGTTCTTGACGGCTTCTTGAATCGCTTGATCTTGTATCGATATTAGATCCATCGTTTTTGACAAAGCGTGATTACTCGATCCGAAGAAATCGCTTTTAAATTGGTGCTTATTTAAGTAAGCACAACGATTAAACTCTACTATTCCATCGTAATTTTCTCGAAACGAATACTTTAACCAGAGTTTCCCTTTTTTATCTTCTAAAAGTTTAACGCGTTCAGGTAGTACAGGGAAAAAACCAGTCGTTTCTAAATATTCATTCTGTACAGGTACGATAAATAAATTGTTCGTGCAATCTAAGATCGTAGAACATCGCGCCAAAAACTGAGGGTAAGTTTGCCACTCGTTAGGCGCGTGTTTCATTCGTACACGTAAGGCCGATTGCGCTTCGCCTTGTAACTCTACTTTTAATTTAGAAATATGGCGTGCTTTTGCTTCGATGGCACTTCTAACTAGCGCGCTTTCGTATACGCCTCCGCTATGATTATAGAAAATAGGTTGATATGCCGTTAGCAATTTAAAGCTCTCGACGTTCTTATCACGTACTGGCTCTTCTTTCGGAAATAACCAATCAAACAATCCCATCAGTTCTTACCTTCCTTTCGTTAAGTAGTCGTCCTCCAATTTCCGACCACCATTTATCTCTAACGGTTATCGCGTCTAATAATGACGCCATGCCGTCAATATGTGCTCTTTGCTCAATCTTTATGAGCATTAAACGTTCGTTTTCGTTATTTATCTTTAAAGCGCTATTGTAGAAGTGCGCTTTTAATAAATCGTTATCGCCGATTCTTACTTTTTTATCCTTGATCAATCCTTCTAAAGTACGAATACAAGGCGTTAAATTCCAACCTTGGAATACGTCGTCTACGTGGAATCCGTATTCCTTCATCTGCTGAATTAAGTACGTACTCGAGTACCTATCGTATCCGCATTGAAGAGGATAGATTTTATACTTCTCTACCAATTCGCGACAATAATTAAAAACGTCGTTATAATCGACGACGTTTTCACCAGATGGAATTAAAAAGCCACGCTCGATATATTGCGAATACGGTAATCCATCGCGTATAGTTGCCTCTTCTATCTTGTTAGCTGGTAAGAAGAATTTAGTAAATACGTTTAAAATACCATCTCGCTCGATTACACAAGTCGCCGCCGTTAAGTCGGTAGTTCTTGATAAGTCAATTCCAAGCAATGCATAGCAGTTTCTGAAGTCCTCTAACTTTAACGGCTCCGCTAAGCAACCTTCGCTAGCTTGCGAATCTAACCAAGCGGTCGAGGGATTTTGTTTTTTTTTGTAATACTTTGTAATACACTTCGGTTTTTTTTTTAGAG